AAAATAGAGGAGAAACAACAATGGCCGAAAAAATAGTATCGCCAGGAGTATTTACCAGAGAAAGAGACTTAACATTCTTACCAGCTGGAGTACAAAATATAGGCGCAGCAGTAGTTGGACCAACAGTAAAAGGTCCTGCATTAATTCCAACCATAGTATCAAACTTTGCTGAATATAGACAAATATTTGGAGATAGTTTTGAAAGTGGTTCAGGAGCAAATTTAGGATATTATTCATATCTAACTTCAATAGCAGCCGAAGAATATTTAAGACATCATGATACATTAACAGTCGTTAGAATATTAAATGAGGATTTTAGTGGAGCAAGTTCACAAGTAGCTGATACTGATGGAGGTACAGCTTCATTTACATTACATACATTATCAGATGGTGCGATATTAAATAATGGAATAGCTGGAGCATCAACTAACGGTTCTGGTTCAGCAGCTGATTCTGGAACTAATTGTTCATTATATTCTGGATCAAAGGACAACATAAGATGGGAAGTAACAAGTAAAAATACTTCAAGAGGTACTTTCTCATTATATATTAGATCTGGTAATGATTCAGTTAAAAGAAAAAATATTCTTGAAACTTGGAATAACTTATCATTAGATCCAAATTCAACAAATTACATATGTAAAAGAATTGGTGATGCAAAACTTAATCTAAGAGATTCAGGCCAAACTGATCCATACATCCAAGCTTCAGGTTCATATCTAAATAAATCAAAATATGTAAGAGTTGCAATAGGACAAACAACATTAAACTATATAGATGAAAACGGAAACATTAGAGATGATGGTACTGGAACAATTGCTGCAGGATTAACTAGTTCACTTCCATCAGAAGTATCAGGAACATTTAGTGGTGGTAGTGATGGAACTATTGCTCATCCACAAAACTTTTATAATGAAATTACCGCAACAAATACGCAAGGATTTAATCCAGCTGCTTGTGATGAATATACAGATGCAATTAACTTATTGAAAAACCAAGATGAATATGATATTAATTTATTATTGTTACCTGGTATTTGTTCTGGATTAGCTGGTCATTCAGGAGTTGCAGCTTCTGCAATACAGATGTGTGAAGATAGAGGTGATTGTTTTGCTATTATTGATCCAGTAGGATTTGCATCAACAATATCAGATGCAACATCTGAAGCAGAGAATAGAGATTCAAATTATGCAGCCGTTTATTGGCCTTGGATACAAATAGCAGATAATTATGCATCCAAAAATGTTTGGGTTCCTGCATCAGCTGCAATGGGTGGTGTATATGCATTTAATGATAAGTTAGCAGCTGAATGGTTTGCTCCTGCAGGTTTGAATAGAGGTGGAATTGATAGAGCAATACAACCAGAAAGAAAATTAACTCATTCTAATAGAGATTCATTATATGATTCAAATGTTAATCCATTAGCAACTTTCCCTAATAGCGGTGTTGTTGCATTTGGACAAAAAACATTACAGAAGAAAGCATCTGCATTAGATAGAGTAAATGTTCGAAGATTATTAATTGCTGCAAAGAAATTTATTGCATCAGCAACTAGATATTTAGTATTCGAACAAAATACATCAGAAACTAGAAATAGATTCTTAAGTATTGTTAATCCATATTTAGAATCAGTACAACAAAGACAAGGTTTATATGCGTTTAAAGTTGTAATGGATGAGTCAAATAATACACCAGATGTAATTGATAGAAATGAAATGGTTGGACAATTATTTTTACAACCAACTAGAACAGCAGAATTTATAATCATTGACTTTAACGTGTTACCAACGGGTGCAGCATTTCCGGAATAGAAGGTAGTTAAAAGATAATAATTGTATATTTATATATAAGAAAATAAAATAGAGGAGAAACAAAAATGGCAGATTTATTAAGTCCGAACGAAGTAATGTATACCGCATATGAACCAAAAGTAGCTAACAGGTTTATAATGTATATAGAAGGTATTCCTGCTTATATAATTAAAGCATCATCAAGACCTTCAATTGATCAAGGAGAATTAATTCTAGATCATATTAATGTAGAAAGAAAGTTAAAAGGAAAATCTAGATGGCAAGATATTACAGTAACATTATATGATCCAGTTGTACCATCAGGAGCGCAAGCTGTAATGGAATGGGTTAGATTACATCACGAATCAGTAACAGGTAGAGATGGTTATAGTGATTTCTATAAGAAAGATATTGTAATGAATACATTAGGACCTGTAGGTGATAAGGTTGAAGAATGGACAATTAAGGGAGCATTTATTTCTTCTGCAACATTCGGTGATATGGATTGGGCAACAGAAGATGCTATTAATATTGAATTAACTCTAAAATATGATTATGCAATCCTTCAATTCTAGAAAATAAG